ATCCTATTTTGTAGTAGTATTTTGTTGGTTTGGATTTTTTTCCGAATGCAAATGGTGTAGCGTATTGCTCACCGGCTCCAGCAGAAAATGTCGCGCCACCTTGTGCGGTTGCGTTCATTTCGCTTAGTGCATCCTTTACCATTTGTCGTAGCTTATCCATTTACTGCCTTTAATTCGTTTACTAAATCATAGTACTGTAACAGGTCAACCAAATTGTTTTCGTTTACTTTGGTTGTTTTTGATGGAACTTTGATCATGTTGATGATCTCGTTTATTTTGATTTGCGTAACTTGATTGGTTGTTTTGTTGTTTAAATCAGCCAACGTTTGTTTGATTTCGTTTACCTTTACAGTATAGAATTCTTTTAAACGTGGTGAATTATCCACTGAGTTGATGTATTCTTTCAATACTGATTTTTGGTTTGTGTCCAATGTATCGTATTTGTCGTTGAATTTTTCCAGCATGATTTTGTACGTTAATAAACGTACATCTTTGTCCATATGCTCAAATTCGCTCATTACACCCTCACGTACTTTTGATTCAGCAACGGGTTGTACCGTTAAATGCTCAAGTAACGTTACACGGTTGACAATAATTTGCTCAGGGTCAGCTTGCTGGGTATTATATGCTTCAACTAAGGTATAGAAGGCAGCGTGTGTTTTGTAGTGGGGGATTTTGTGGTTGAAGAATTCTTCAATGCTGTAGTGTTCCTTGATTTCCTTAATCAAGTTGTATTTTTGTCTACGTATAGCTCCCCTGTTGAGTGTTTTAGATGACTCAATCAACGTGTTTATGATAATGTCCGCTTTAGTATCTGTTAATGAAGTACGTTTTAGTAACGTCTCATATAGTTTATATTCGCGGCCAAGTTCAGTTTTTACAAAGTACGTTTGCAATATATTTTTTACGGGCGAGTCTACACCATTAAGTGTGTCTGCCGTTATTTGCCTAACTAGTAGCTCAAATAAAATACCTGTGTTTTTGTACTTTGAATGCTTGATTAGATTCATTCTATACTGTTTAATTTGTTATAAATATATGGGAAGGTATTACTCTCGTATTTGTGATTCATCTAGTAGCGAATTTCCGCGCATTTCTGCCTCAAATATAAGACGTTTGCGTTTACTTTCCATTTGACTAAACATGTCCTTATTACGATTATACGAAGAACGAGCCTCTAAGGCCAAAGGAGAATTACCTTTGTATTGAGGACGTACTGAATCTGACTCATCGTTGTCTTTTTTCATACCATCTACACCCAATCTGTCTTTGCCGAATGCGTTTGATTGTGTGTTTATGTTGCTTGATTTTTCCTCTGGTCTGCCTAGTGGTGTTTTTTCATCGTATCCATCAGGTACTCCACCATCCTCGTATCTGCCTCTACCATAAAGTGCTGCCAAATCGTGTGGTGTACCATATGACTTACCTGTTTCAAGCGGATCGTTTCCTTCGTTTTCAATCTGTGCTACACGGAATTTACGTTTAGCATCTTGTAGAATCAAGTCTCTGTATTCGTCGTATTGGTCTTGGCTGAATTCGAATATGTTCTCGTATATCCAGTCAGTGGGTACGATTTTGTTTTCGATCATGTTTGTAGCTAAGTTTACTTTTTCCTTTAATAGCGCAATTTTTTCTTGCTGGAATATAATTGATGGGTTGGTTAATGATAGCTCGAAATTAGTTAGGCTCTCGTCAGTGTATCCTTGTGTGTATAAATGCACTAATGCGATTTTGTTTAACTCAGATATAAGGATACGTTGTATACGCTCAATTGTGCGAGCAAAGCGAATATCTTCAGCCGCTAACGTTGATTTACCGGTTAAGTCTTTCTCGTAACCCATGAACGCTTTAGGTACTTTTAATGCGGCAAATAATTTGTCACGTAAGTATTCTACGTCTCTAATACCATCGTAGTCTAAACCTTTAGTGGTGTCGATTTTGGTTGCTTGATCATTACCACGAACCGGAATATAGAAGTCTTCCAGTAGGTTTTGCATGTTGTATTTTAAGTTATAGTCACCCGTCTGTTGGTCAATATATGGTGTACGCTTCATTTTGCTGATTGTTTTCTGCATGAAGTTTTCCACCTCAGTTGGTGCTATATTTCCTACGTTGATATAGAATACGCGTTTTTCTGGTGCTCTAACAATACGGTGAATCAACATAGCATCCTCCATCATTGTGTATTGCTTAAATAACTTACGGCCTGGCTCTAAATACGATCTACCATATGGTAAAAAGTTAGTATCGGTTAATAGGCGGAAATGAGCCATCTCGTAGTTGTCGAAATATATCTCGTTTGCCTGATTCGCTGAGTTAGGTACATTGTAGTAACCATAGTTTGATGGTTGTGATGCACCCTCTGGCATGAATCTGAATCGAATGGAAGCTGGGTTGTTTGAATCGTATCCGTCTTGTCTCTCAATATGGAATGCGTTGAATGGGATAACATTGTATACACCAAATTTCTCAGATATTTCCAGTTTAAGGAAAAAATCACCATACTTACACATGTTGCGAACCCATGGCCATAAGTTGAATTCTACGTTTAATATGTCGTAGAACAAATTGTATAGTATTTTCTGTACATTCTCATCCGATGAACGAATCTGAAGTATCTCGCCCATATCATTACGTAATGTACTTTCATCCGCTATAATGTCCAGCGCTGAGGCGATAATAGCGTCTGTGTCCATTGCATCGTATTCTGAATATAATGTAGGGCGTAGCGTTTGGTAATTGAAGCTACTTTGGTAACCATATATGGATGTGTTTGAGTTTGTCCATACACGGGAAAACCTATCCACTAGTGAATTGTTCTCGTATTTGCCCGATTGTTGTATTTTGTTGATGTCTACAACACGTAACTGTGTATCACCCGCGTTGCGGATTAGTACATCTGTTGAAAATAAACGCTTTAAACGCGAAAGTAAATTTGTTTCTACCATAGTTTATATATTAAAGTAACCACGAGATATCTTCTGTCCCGTTTGAATATGGATTAGGTATGTTGAATGGATTTGAAGTACCTGTTGAATAACCACCAGCGTATGGATTGTTTGCTGTTGATATACTGTTTAACATACTTCGAGACATGTCCATTCCGTTTTGTCTCATTTTGAATGACGTATCACGTAAATATGCTGCCATAGCAAACGCCATAACTAAATCATCGTTGTACCCGGTTTGTGCTTCTGCTCTACCATTTTTCCATATAAATACTTTCATTTCTTCAAGTAATCGTATTGAATGTATGACAGCTGATTTGTCTAGCAAAGCTTCTTGAAACTTACCTATAGCAACTGGGCGAGTAGCTTGAGTTAAGGTAAATCCAGGTACCATTTTACTGCTGTCTATATACTGGTCGAAGTATGTAGTTGATGCTCCACCTTTAGGTGTGTGGTATATGTTTGGGTATCCACGATCAAGTACGGTTTGTACCGTTGACCAACCAATAGACTGGTTTTCAATGGCTAACAATGCATTGTTGTATTCAGTGGCTATACCCACTAGTAAATGGCCAAAATCTTTGGTGCTTAATTGTCCTCTATATTCCCCAACTTGTGTATATGTTTCCACATCTATGATGTGGAATGTAGAATAATCTTTTCCATCACCGCGGGCAACGTCAGCTGCAATCAAATAGTTACGTGAATAATCAGCTGGTTCCCATATCCACAGGTTTTGGTCCACACCACGTTTCTCAAGTGGTTCCTTGATGAATGTGGATGAAATAAAGTCCATGTCCTCTGGGTAGAATACAGTATCACCTGATGTGTCGAAGTTGCAATCACATTCCTGTGCTGCCATTCTGAGACCCAAGTCTAAATCTTGCTGGTCACGCCATGCTTGGTTTCTCTCTGGGTGAACACTCCATGGTAATCTGATGGGTAAGAATGAGTTTTCTCCTGATTCAGAGGCAATCCATGTTTTGTGGAACCAGTTACCTGTACCATATGGTGTTGATAATGCTATACATCCCCCACCGGTTGCTAAGGTTTGTTGTGCTGATGCCCATATCTCGCCGATGTTGTTAATGAATGCGGCTTCATCGATTAGTAGCAATGAAACGGCTTCTGATCGACCAGCATCAGATGAAGCTGATGTTGCTTTGATTTGCGAACCGTTGTTTAAGCGTAGGGTGAGTTTGTTTTCTTCCTGTGGTTTGTCTTTCTCACGTAGCCACGTAGGTAAATTCTCGTACATGTACTTTACCTTGGTAACCATGTTCTTGGCTGTATCTTGTTTTGTTGCGATACATAGTACGTTTTTGTCCTCGTGGAATAACATTAACCATAATGAATAACCACCGGCTAATGTCGATATACCTAACTGTCTAGATTTAAGTACAATTGAGTATGGGTTTTCCTGGAATAAGGTAAGTACTTTTTCCTGGAATGGGTATAGGTTAAATTGGATACGTCCGCGTTTTGGATGCTGGATGTAGCAATATTTTTTCATAAAGTAAGCAGGGGATTGCAAACATTTGACATATTCCTCTCTGATTATTTCACGAAGATTTTTATTATCAGACATATATAAAATTCCATTTAGATCGTTTATACAATTTATTTAAAGAATTACTAATTAATGTAAGTGATATATTTAAATCCAAAGCTGCTTCT